CATCATCCGCCGTGCCTATGGCTACCGGGATGACGAGTACATGAAGCTAAAAATTATCCAGGCGTGCTCGTCTTTAAGGTTTTTTCAGCCGTGGACGGTGGCGTTCAACAATTCAGAATGAGCCCAATCCTTTAATATCAAGAAGAGCGGACAAAGGGGCTTCAGCAAGGGTCTGAAGCGATCCAAACTTCTGTAATATTTGCCGCGCAAGCTCAACCGCATTTGTCCCTTTGACACCTACACGAAGCAAAATAGCGACCAGCTCCGCATCCGTTAATGCCTGAGGCCCCCGTCGCAACAACCTTTCGCGCGGGCGGTCATCAACCGGCCATGAATTAATTCCCTTCTTCGCCTGTTGCATAAATAAAAAAACCGAACACAGCTGTCCGGTCTTATTTTATCTCCGATATGTGCTGATTAAAACCCATTAAGAATCCCCTAAAATTTTCGTGATTATATCATACGCTCACTCAATAAACAAATACCAAAAAACCTCCGCCCAACCAGTTACGGCCAAGCGGAGGTTCTCATATTGAAACGATCATCAATCTGACCGATTTATCCCTTTGCTAATGCACCTTCTACCGGGCTTGTTTCCAATCCTAAGATCGGCAATGGGCTTGCGATGGGAACGATGCGAAGAATGATTCCTTCGACACCAGCGAAATTGCCACTCTGAAACTCTGCAACCATGGCCGGATCAAATTTCATTTCGATGCCTTTGCCATCCTTAGTCACATCAAGCCCCATGTTCTTGGCGTTCAGGTCAATACCACCAGGGGCCATTGCATCATCACCATCCTTCTTCTGCTCACCAGCCTTTTCTTTTCCAAGTCCGGCCTGCTCAAACATGGTATTAACTTCTTCTTGCGCAATAGAAGCCTCCCCTGGGAAAAACTCTCTCAAAGCCCCGAGAATGACTCTATGTTGAGAATGCGCAATGATTGAGCCGTTCTTGCTCAAGGCATTTTGCATTATCTCCAGAAGAAACGGCGTAAGTTCTCTGTGCCCTCGAATAACTTGAACAAGCCGCTCCAACTGAAGGTCACCCAGACCAACTCTGGTCGCCGCTACAAGCACCTTCCCAACCCTCTGGCTATCCATGCCCTGCGCTAACATAATCTTAGCAACTTCAAAAACCGGCTCTCCCTGATCAATAAAAGAAACCAACGTCGACATCGCGCCTCTCGAACCCTTATCGGTTGTTATCCCTCCGCGGACATCAACGGAATCAGCACCAAAAACCGAAGCCATAATTGAGTTCTCATATTCTCCTTTACGAGCAAAGATCTTGGCGATCTCCAAAAGAGCACCGGGCTTATATTCCCGCATAGCATTCAAACTTTGCTCAATTCTTGGAATATCTCCTCTCTCGGCAGAAGCGATGGCCATCTCCCGATACATTTGATCTCTTTCTTCAGGTCGCATTGAACCCGCCTGACCACCCCAATACTCTATGCGATGCTTCTTGTCAACCAGTTGCGCTAGCGTCTCGGCCTCCTCATATCTCCCTGCAAGTGTCAATTCGAACGCCGTACGCTGAGCAGCTCGCAATAAAATGTTGTTGCTTCTGTCTCTCCTGACATCCCAGGCGTTCAAAGTTGCGGTCACGTTTTCATTAGCGTCATTAAGCAACTCACCTGCGCTCTTCTTGCCTATCTTCACACCGGTTGTTCTCGCCCCCTTAGCAAGAGCAACGAGAAGACCCAATCTGTTTTCGCCGCTACCAGATAAACTTTGCCATACTTTATTGTAAAGGTACTCCGCCTCTTTCTTGGCACCAAGTCTAAACAATTCGTCAGCGACATCAATCTGCCAATCTGAAAGCCTGTCACGAGAAATGATTCTTTCAAAATGATCCAGAACGGTCGCTCTATTCTTTGAAAGGGAAGCCAGATGAGCAATGGCGCTTGCGAATCTATAATAGGAAACACGGCCAACCTTCAAGAACAAATCGAAAGCCTCTTGAACTTTTCCCGCCGAGAGATACCCATCTACAACGTACATCAGGGCGTTTCCTCTGTCTTCTTCATCGCGTGAAGAGTTAGCAAGTTCAATAAGCAGCGGTAAAAGTGCGGGGTACTTAATTAAATCCTCAACCTCCTGTGCTTTATATTCATAAAATTTACCTTCTGTCGACTCACGCTCCCACTCTCCCAACTGCATACGAAATTTTATAAGTCTCTCGGCAAGCTCCATGTCGCTGTCGCCAACCTCTTTCAAGACAGCCAGCACCAATGTCCGCATGTTCCCCAAAATCTTTGGATCATGGATGGACACCTTAACACGCACCTTGGGCAGTTGAGATGTTGGACGTACAACGGGAAGAGCCACTTCTGACGGCGTCCCAAACAGTTTTCCGAGCACCCTTTTTACTGAATATTTCTCTGGCTGAATAGGGGCTTCCGGTTGTATTTCAGGTGCCGCCAACTGTCTTTCTGGTCCCATTGCCTCACGGGTTTCTCTAAATCCTTGTTCATTTGTAGCATCAACCTTCATGCCATATGTTCGCGGATCAAAAACAAGTTGAAGCGCTTGCTGCCTAAGATCCGGATGTTTTGCCATTTCCACGATCACGTCATGCGCCACATCAAATCGCTGATCAACCGGCCATCCATCTGCGTCAAATCTTCCTTCAAGAGCAACGCCTTGTTTATACGCATCCTCCAACATGGCACGTCCCAGCTCAAATGTCTGAGGATTAGCCACTAACTCACCTGCGAACTCTGCCTGATATTTCCAGCGATATTCATGCGTTGCTCCAGCCCGGACAAAACGAACAACGGCTTCCTGGAACATCGCATCCAAGCTTGATCTATAAAGATCCTTCAACGATGAAGGATTTCCGTTAGTCACCGTTAATTCATTCCCATTCATTGCCGCGTCAGAAATAGCATACGGCAAACGAACTGCATTCTGGCTCTTAGCGGCGGCTGCCTTGCTTTGTCCGGAAGTTGAAAAATTAAGCCAAACCGTATTTGCCTTCTTCCCAATTTGAGCCTCACGCTGTTGAATCATATCCACTACCGCATCTATTGAATCAGGAAAACCACGATCCCAAGCTTTAATAGAGATCATGTTCGTTGCCTGTGGATCATTTGCGAACCATACCTGAATAAAATCGATGTCGTACTTTAAGGCCAAACCAAGATCCGCAACATCCTTCTTTATAGTTTCGGCAAGCTGATCCCTCGACACCATAGCCTGGTCAGCTCTTGCCACAAGACGAGGACTCCCTCTCCTTGCATTTTCATTAAGACCTTGATCAGTAAAAAGCGCGCTCCTTAACTTGCCTTCAAAATCATACAAAACGACATCATTAGGCTTCAGATCACTTTCTTTCACAATCGGCAGTTGGTGAACAAGTTCAATCAATTTGGGATCTGATTCAAGAGACTCCCTTTCTTGATTAGCAAACTCCACCAGGGCAGCTACCTTAGAGGAATTTACCGGTTGCTGAGACAATAAGGTCTCTGTCATTATTCGACTATGATACATACCCTTAACAAGAAGAAACGCCATGGATGCTCTCAAAAGTTTTTCGATCTTCCCGCTAAGGACAGGCTCAAGACCTTGCAACGGGCTTCTGGGCATAACATTCAAAAAATAGGACACCATTTCCTCTTCTTGTCTATACCGAGCCCTATCATCCGCAATGCCTGCGGCTGGAGCATTTACATTACCGGACATTAGCACCAGTTGTTCCTCTAATTCTTTCCAAGTAGGAACTTTCTTAATCCACTCTTCGTTATAAACCTCACCTGACATCGCCGCATCAGAAATGGTATAAGGCAAGCGAACTGTATTCTGACTCTTGGCAGAAACAGCTTTGCTTTGCCCGGAAGATGAAAAGTTCAGCCAAACCGTCTTGGCTTTCTTCCCTGTCCGATCTTCACTCCGTTGAATCAATGCCATTAACGCTTCTACAGATTCAGGAAAGCCGCGATCCCATGCTTTAATTGAAATCATGTTCGTTGCCTGAGGATCATTAGCGAACCATACCTGAATAAAATCAATATCCTGCTTCAAGTCCAATCCAAAAGCCGTTATATCATTAGTGACAGCTCCCGCAAGTTTATCCCTCGTGACCATAGCCGCACTTATGCTTGTGCCAACGCCTGACTTAGCTACATTAACCGTGGCGATCGCCAAATCACCATCTTTTAACGGTGCATCGTCACGGGATTGCTCATGAGAGATCGCTAAATTTTCTCCAAGGCGAAGACGCATCTTTTCTCCACCCGAGAAATATTTACGCGGCATAGGCTGTTTACTGACAGCATCCATGTCTTCCTTAATATAGTTGAAGACACCCTTCTTGTAGGCTTTCAAATATTGCTGATAAATCTTCTCTTTGACGGCCGGATCATCAGACAACACACCAGCGGTCTTTCCTCTATTACTGTACACCTGATTGAGAAGAGCATCTTTAAGCGCAATCTTGTACCACGAGGCCAAGATCATGGAATAAAACATCTGGCGCAACGGCGCAAAGTTCTGACCTTGATTGACCTCTTTTTCAATTTCAGGAATAATGACCTCACGAATGACCTGCGAAGCCACGGCGTGGGCTTTATTATCAGCGACTTCGTTTTTCTCTGTCACGGCGGTCTGTTTCCCCAGAGCAACATAATCCTCTTCCAACATGACCTTCAAATGCGATCCCACAACATAGGCCGCATTGTTACGCTCCAAAACCTTGGCCTTATCGGCCACGATCCAGACCTTATTAAATGTATCCACTGGGATATCTGTCGTGCCGAACTGCTGTTGGGCCTTGGTATAAACCCTGTCCCAAAACGCCTTGCCAAGATCCTTCTCAGGATAAATCATGGACGCAGTCAACTGCTTGAGAATGTAGTCCTGCGCCAACATATCGCGGCCAAGTTCCGTCTTCCCCAATTCCTCGGTGATCATCCGGTCTTTCTCATACGGTGACAAGTTGACCCAGAGATCGTCTTCCTTGATCGTGAGCGATGCGAGAAAATATTTGATTAGTTTTTGAGATTCGGCCTTGAATTCTTCGCCATCAATCTTGAGGCCTGACTTACCGGTATCAAGAATGAAATCAAAAAGAAGCGGATTGTCGGGATGAATCTGAATCCCCTTCATCATGACTGGCATAAACGCTGGGGTTGTCATAACCATGGTACCGGGCGCGGGCAAATCCAATGCTTGGGCATACGCGCGAGGCGGGATCACTGCTGAAGCCAGAAAGCTGACAATGATCCAGCTTGATAATATTCGAAATGGCACTGTTCTTTTTAAAGCATTCATATTTTTATCCCTTGTATGAGCCACGACTCGCGCGGCAATTTTAATATTCTCCAAAAGTTTCTTTATAGTTACCCACCAGCTTTATAAATACATAGAAAATATAACATATAAAAAACAACCGTGCCAATTGATGGGGCAAAAAAAAATTTAGAAAGTCCGGAAGGTTCTGAAAATAGAAAGGTTACGGAAAACGTCGATGGGAATATTTTTTTATTTTTGATGGCCTCTAAAATACAAATTCACCAGTTGGGCCGTAAAGGACACCTTGCCCCCAATGTGCCAGCAGGTGTTCCTCTCCGGCTCTAGCTTCGACTTATAATCGTAAATCGTAAAAACAAGGCCGTTAATTCTGCCGACCCACTCCGCCTTGATCTTGCCGTCCAACGATGCCCCCAGCTGGGCCTTGCCGAAGGCCCGGACGATATCCTCGTACCGGGTGCCTTCGGGCAAGTACCCTTGACAGCCAGTGCCATCGTGCGACACATCGCCCATGGCGACATTTATGTCGATCGTGGCCCTGACCTTCATGCTTCCGCCTTCTTTTTGCTTCCCCAACCGGCCTTCCACCGGGAAACCGCACCAGCCACAACCTCTTGAATCCGCTCTTGGGTTACGCCATCGGTTACGACCTCCGCCAGCTCGACCTTGTTCAGGACGCGGAAATTCTTGATCGCGCGATCTTTGGCCAGCATCATGAGCGCTTGCCGGGTTTCAGGAATCACAACCGGCACCTGTACCGCTGGTTTCTGCTTCGACTTTTGTTTCTTTTGTTTTGTAGCCATCCACAACCTCCTTGGTTAAAGTAAAACCTGTTCTTCTAACTTGCCCGTTGCCACGTCAATCCATTGAAAATGCCGGGCGTCCTTCTCTGGCCACTGCTGTTCGATCCGGATCGACCACTTCCCCAGCGGCATGACCCGCTGGATTTCTCGTAAACGCAATTTGACCGCTGGAAGATGATCCCGCATGGAACCCGACACCGAAATGTTCTCGGTGTAAACTTCCTCACAGCCCAGCCGGACGCTGATATAACGGCTCTTTTTTACGGTCATGTTTTCACGCACCATGAACCTGCCCTCCTTTCGAAGGTGTATAGGGCCATACGGTTTAATAGTTGGCAAGGCGTTTCTGTCTCTACCGGAAGATCAAGAAAGCCACCTGCGCGATGATCAAAATCGCCCCGCGTCCGCATTCTTCCCAGACGACATCATCCATCGCCTCAGACCAAATCATCGTCGCTATTGAAAGGAAAGCCGTAAAAGGAACGAAGGCCTCAAAACGGGAAAGAAACCATACCGTCGGAAGGAATGCCATTGCGTACATGAAGCCAGTCATGAGCCAGTTGTACCACTCCGCATCCTCGCCCTTGCGCTTCCAATAGGTCGTCATGGCCCCGAACAATGCCCCAAAGGAAAGCACCAGCGACCAATGCCCAAGCCCAATGATCAAGGCCGACGCCACAGCCACCAAGGGGCAACCAAAATCACGCCACTTGGTGTTATAGCCATCGGCCCCGCCCATGCGATAAAGCACCGCTGATGCAACGACTAAAAATAATTCAGGAACAATCAGAATAGGATTCATACGCGCTCAAAACTCAACCCGCAACCCGGCCCTGCCGCCCGCGCCGGTCCGCTTGTCTGACTCTGCGAAACCATATCCCTCCACAAAAGGATGAACCCCCAGACCAGTCGCCTTCTCCTCCCGCTTCTGGTCCACGGTTACCTGCGACCCTTTCTGGGCCACGATCTGCGTCACTTGCTTGGTGGTCTGCGTTGGCATGAAGAACGCCCGATAAATCGTCAGTCCCACAAAGCCCACCAGCGCGAAGCCGATCATATAACGGATATTCTTCACCCACGGCACAAGCTGAAGGAAACTCCCCAAGAACTTGAATAGATCAAACTTTTCCTGTTCCGCCATTGGTGATCCTTCCCTTGATTGAAAGATAAAAGAACATCCCCAAACCGCCGATCCCGATACCTAACACAAATGCGATGAATAATTTGATTGCGATCATCTGACCCCCTCCTTTTTGACATCACTCCTCAGTTCATCAATAGCCTTAAGGATCCGCTCGGTTTCCTTCTCGGCAAACCTGCTCTGCATCTCAAACTCTGCCTTGGTGACAAACTGACTACGGGGCATGTGGATTTCATCATTCGATAAATGATGAAACAGTTTCTCCTCCACGCGCCCCACCTGAGCCATGATATTGCCGAGCATGAATATTGCGATCGTCACCAAGACCGGCGTTATATACTTAGTCCAACTTTCTTTCATCCAACGGTTTCCTTTCCCACCGGTTTAATCTTGGCCGCCTCGACCTTTGCGGTTTCGATATCGCCTAAGTCCTTGTCAAGATCAGCAATCTGCCTTTCAATCAACTGCTTGCGCTTAATCAACTCTTGCCTGTGACCTTCGATCTTCGCCTTTGGATACTCCGCGGCTGATCCATCGGGAAACCGAACAATCTTCTTTTCATCTTTGAATTCAACTGTAATATTTGCCATTTAAATCCTCCTTTACACGCCGCCACGAACCGGACGGACAAATTCATAGCCATAATCCCTGCTATCCGTTGTTCGGTAGCCGTCATAAAAATAAATCATCCAAACGTAATAATCGTAGGATTCATTAAGCGTCGATGACCAATAACCACTTGACTGAGCATTCGGGAAATACATCGTGTCGATGACATTCCCGTACGTGCCAAAGTTGATCAGTGATTCCAATTCCCGAATATTTGGAAGCCGCCAATCCGAATACCCGACATAGTCAAGGTTCTCGCAATTATTGATCGCGTCATACCAACTCATCTGACTCGGCATACCCGGCGACCCCCAAGGCCCGTAAAGCTCTGACGGATCCTTAACCCACATAAGACCGGTGAGATTGTCCATAACGGTTCCATCGCCGTTATCGTTGTACCTCGAACCGGAAGGCCCAATTCCTTTCTGATACATTGCGTCATCGCCCCAAAACCGCGAATACGTCTGGCCGGTTTTCAAAAGACCGGCGTTGAAATTCTGAGTCGGCGGGGTGATGTTTTCTATTTTGTACGTTCTTGATTGCTGAATATGCATGTCATCCTCCTAACTTTCGTAAGTCACGGTAAGTTTTCCGGCAGTCGTACTCTGCTTGATCGCTCGAAACTTCCGTATCAAGTAAATACTCTTTAACTCCAAGAAGTCCGAATCCAATAATGGATGCCCCGTCGTATCCGTTGGATCCTGCCCATCAAGACGGTAGCGCATCGCACCACCCTCCGCTGTAATAAACGCCTTCGCGGCCGCATCCCCAACAGCGGGGTCATAAATCGCCGCGTTTAAACTTGCCACCCCCACATCAACACTAATTTCTTCAAAACCAATAGAATCTCCAGTCATGGCTTTACTCCTTTCCAAGTGCTGTTAATATCTCTTCGTTTTGCTTGGCCACATCGACCAAGACCTGACCAATCTTGTAAAGCATCCTCTCCCGGCGATCGCTCAACTCAACCGGCAAGAACCGCATGGCCTCGTCATGCTCAAGCCTGCACAACTTGCAGTATTTGCCGATCGGCTGACTCAAATCGCCATTGACCTTGTGATGCGTGATCACGCAACTATGACAACTGGCGGCCGCCGGGCAGTTCTTCCAGCAACCGGCGTATTCCTTGTTGATGCTCAAAAACACTCCCCGGATGAACGGCCTCTCTTCAAATACATTTCCCAACTTAAACACCCGGGCACTGGCCGCGCGGTGGCACGGATACACATCCCCTCCCGGCAAGATCGCCAAATACGACTTGCCCGCCTCGCAATAGTTCATCTCCGGCGGCACCTCGTCATTAACAACCTTGAGCGGTTTATCAATAAACGCGATCTGCAGAGGAATACCCTGCCGTATGCAATACCGGCGATAGTGATATAGCTGATTAAGCTGGTAGGAATATTTCTCAACGGCCTCGTCCGTCCAATCTGCCTCCATGACCGCATGGTGCATGATCTTCTGCACCCCGACCTCCTGATGAAGAAACTGGACGTTGATCGCAAGCCTCCCCACGGTTTTCGGCGTATAGGTCATCCGCACACCCAGATCCGGGAACACGGCCAGCATCTTCTTCATGTTCTCAATAACTTTCGCCCAGTTGCCCTTTCGATGCTCCATGGTCGTGACCTCATCACCGTCACAGCTGACCTGCACCGCGAACTGAAGATCCTTGAACTGCCGGAACACCTCCTCATCGAAGAACGTGCCGTTGGTGGACACGCTAAAGACCGCCATGTGCCTGCCGTCTTTATCCGGCCAAAGCTCCCGGGCATACCGCGCCAGATCCAAGACCGTCTGCGGAAACAACAACGGCTCACCCCCAAAAAACGTGATCTGAAGGCCGTCAGGACTGATTTCCTTCATGCGATCCAGAATCTTTTTCCCCTCCTCAAGCGACAATACGCTGTCGCCTTTCGGATGAAAGCAATATTCGCAATCCATGTTGCAACGTTCGGTGATGAACAGATCAATGCTCCTGATCTCGTTTTTATTCTTCCCGCCGACTACACCTTGCATAATCTTCCTTTCTCGATCTCGATATACCGCTTGGTTATTTTGAAAAGCACCCGGCACATCTTGCAAAACGACGGCTCGGGCTTGAACATGTCCCCCATCCACTCCAGATTCAACCCAAGACACTTGTTGCGCGGGCACTGGCCGTAAAGTTCACATCCCTCACAATGCTGGCCCAGATACCTCTCCCGATCCGCATCGATCGCCCTAGCCAAATCCAAACGCGAATAATCAATACCCTCTTCGATGTTGCCCAGCTTGTTATGCTGGCAAATGTACATGTTGTCGCATTGCCAGATCCCGCCTGCGGTATCGATAAAGAGCCTCTCCAAACCCGACCGACAATAGTGAAACGGACGCACCTGCGATTTAAGCCCAAACTCCCTGAAATACAAATTGCTGTGCAATGCCGGGTTCATGGACCGGTACAAATCCTCGTCGTGGCGGTATTTCTCAAGAAGCCGGAAATACTCATCAGCAAACCTCTCCAGATCCTCTTCCTTATGCTCAACCCGGGTGGCCAGATCGATCGTGATATTGCGTGTCACGTTCTCAACCAGATAATCAAAGTCCTCAATGAACCGGTCATACCATGTAACCATGAAATTCACGGTATTGGCCGGGTTATCCTTAACCAGCCGGAAGGCCCATGGCTCTGCCGCGACCTTTTGAGCCAGCCCACCGTATTTCTCGTAAGCATTGCCCAGCGACCATGTAATCCCCATATTCCGATGTGCCATGAACCATTCGTACATCTCCTGCGTCACCGGCTTGCCGCTGGTGTTCGTATGAAACAGAAACTGCGGATACTTCTCCACGACCGCACGAATCACTTTTATATTCAAAAGCGGTTCACCACCCCAAAAGAAAATCGAAAACTTATCGTCCAGCTCCAGCTTGGAGAATGCGAAATCAAAGATCCGAAACGCCATCTCCTCGCTCATGAACGCCGGGCCCAGTGTCTCGCGCTTATTGCGCTCAAACAACCCGCGCCTATAACAAAAACTGCACCCCGCGTTGCATGCGTGCGTCAAGTAAAGGTAAATCGATTTGTAGACCGGCGTTTTCATTTATCAATCCCCAGCTCAATCGCGCGGCGCGCAATGTAATCAAACACGAAATACTCAACCCGGTTCGCCCAGCAGTGATTGACGGCCGGTTTTAAAGGATTGCCTGTCTTGATATAGTTCTCCGCTAAACACATGGCCCGCGGGCAAAGCCGAATATCCCCTCCCGCGCAAACCTCACAACCCCGACAATCCTCGTAAAGACCGTCCAGCCATTCGCCCATCTTCTGAAAGAACAACGCCGTCTCGTTAAAGCCGTTAAAGATGTCGCCGATCTTAAACTCCGGGAAATTGGCAAAGAAGTCACACGGATAAATCTCACCCCGGTTATTAATCGCCAAATACAGATACCCGCACCCGCAAAAGGTTGGCGGCACCTGCCTGAGCGTCATTCCCTTCAACCGTCGATAGATGTTGTGCTTGAAAACTGAATCCCACTGACACCGGCCAAACTTGGGCTGACCAGTGAAATAAACGTAATCCGCCACGCGCTTCAATAATGCCTTGTACGCCTCGTTCTTATCCCGGATCCGATCCCAATGCCGCGCGGTCGAAATCCGCACCACCGGCACTGGATACTCGAAAAGGTATTTGATATCCTCAAAGATGCCCGGTTCATCTGGGTCATCGATAACAAAGTGAACATCCCCGCCGTTATGCCTCACCACATCCAAGACCGGCTTGGCCGCTTCCAAATATCCTTTGCCGAACTTCTGTTTGAGAGCGGTGATGCTGACACTCAACCGAAGCGTTCCCTTGCGTGACATCACCCATTCCCGCGCCTCGGAACTTTCCGCCAAGACCACCCCGTTCGTGGTCACCACATACGGAAACATCCGGTAGGTATCGACCAAATACCTCACCATCTCAAAATTAACAAACGGCTCACCGCCAAAGATACTGAACTTGACCTTCGACTCATCAAACGTCTTCACCACAAACCCCATGGCGCAATCAATGATCTCCCGGGTGATCCCGCTGTCCTTTTGCCGAAACTCCCGAGGCTGATAACAATATGGACACTTCAAATTGCAGTCCTGCGTCATCAGAAAATAAATCGTCGTGTAATCCGCCTTATCCGACGTAATCGCGCTGACATTAAACTTCCCGCCATCTTTATGCCCCTTGATAATCTTCCGGCATAATGACGGCAGGTCGCCGACCGCCTTGCTGTCTTCCAAGGTAAAAACGCTCATTGCCAATCCAATCGATAAAGCCCTTCTTCAACCTCAACCAAATTCATTCCAAAACGATACTCAATCATGAATTTCTGATCTTCGGTCAATGCCGCAACACCAGTCAGATAAATCTCACGCTTTTTCTCGCCGGATATAAAGAAACTAAAATTCGACACCAACCCCTTTCCATCCAAAAGACCAAGATCCTGAAGCGTTCGCTTGAGAGCATTACTAAAGTCATCAGCATTCTGAAAATGACCTTTTGAAAATGCACTGATTGTGGTGTTGTCCAAATTCATCCGCACCCAATAGATCAACTCAGTCACCGGATTGTCCGTGGTGCGCTTGGCAATCATCCTCGTCTTTTGACCTGATAAACTCTGATCCTCAAACATAGATCCTCACCAAGTAAACGGATTGCATTTACAATTCCAGTCCGAATGACCTGATTGCCAGTTACTCCCCGGCGGTGTGTAATTACATTGCGGGGCCCAAGGCAAATACCCATCCCACGGCGTTGTCGTTAACGGCTCACCGGAAGCAGTTTTATAAGGATGCGTTGTGCCGCCCGGCAAGTTGTAACTGGCACAAATCCGATGATCGATCAGGCTGTACTGACACTCGCTATATTTATGGTCATCACAGGCAACTCCTGCGTGCGAACAGGTCTGGTAGTAATACCCGCAATCAGCGCAATACTGACACTGCTCGGCCTCGCAAATACACCCCGTCATCAAAGACTGAAGTTTTGATCTCAATTCCGAAATATGATCATTCCGTGCCTTGATAGTGTTGGCCGTAAGCGTCGCGTCCGTGAAATCCATGCACCCTGATACATCCTGAGCGCAATAACCGGCCTCGCCGCGCCCGGATTTGATGTTCTGCAAGGCCGTCCGCAACTCAGCGACATGATCATTACGAATCTTGATAACATCCGCCGTCAACGTCACATCGGTAAACGACGTCGTGGCCAGCCCCCGCCTTGTAAACTCAAGGTTGACCTTGACCCGCAATTCCTCGATATGGTCATTCCGCGCCTTGATCGTGTTGGCGGTCAAAGCCGAATCCGTCCATGTCGGCGTATTTGTTGAGCACTGTTTTGGCGGTAAAAGATGAGGCATTTATTACTCCGCGTACGTCGCGTTCGGGAACGCAAACTCAAGACCCGTTTCATCAGACTTGACCCGAACCGACTTCCCGGCCTGCCCGGTATAATTCGACGGACAATCCGTCAAAGCCACGAACGAAGACATCCCTAACAAAAATAACGGCCTCACGTCTTTATAAACGTAGGCGTCGTTTGGATTGGCGTCTTTGATTTCGTAATCCACAACCTTCGTCATCGTGGGCCTGCAGTAAACAAGACAAATCGGGAACTTACCTGATGGAAACACTGGCTCTGCAGGGCTTGAAGCCTCCACACCAACCGTCCATTCCAAAGCACCGGATGAATTGACCGTTAAGAGATCAATCCTTGGATTTGCGGCCGGTGCCGTAATCAAAGGCGAAGATCCTCCCGCAAACGTTAACCGCGCGGAACCGATATAAATATTTTGGTAATATCCTGCGACCAACGCGGAAGCCACCGCCACATTCATCCCGCAAATCGCTGAAACCGTATCAAAAACATACGTTGCCGACGCCCCCAGCGCCTTGAACCCCCATGACACAACGCTGGCCAGATTGGCCGCTGTGCCGCTATTACTATCCGGCGTTGCCAGCGCGATCGTATCCTGCTTCCATGTATTAGCCGTGGCATGTGAGGTCAGATTCCAATAACTCTCATTGCCGGATCCATCCCGAACAAAGAACTTGAATGCCGAGGACACGGCTGAACACCTCTCCCAGATTCTTGCCTGCTTAAATCCTGAGAGGTTCAAAACCTGCGACTTTGAAACCTGCCGGTTACCGGCCGCATCGATCACTGCCTGAAGCGCATAGTTACCTTCCTGCTTAACCGTCGAATGCGTAATCGTCACACCCGTTCCGCTCCAGACCGCCTGCGCCAGTGCGTCCGTCGAATACTCAAAGTCATCCAGCGCCATGGCCGCGCGCGGGCGAAGTGCGAACAGATCGCCCTGGAATAACGCCCGCAAAACGTTTCTCATGTTTTCCAGCGACATCGATCCTCCCGGCTGATTCGGGTCAAAAATATGCCTCTCCATGATCAAGTCCTCTTTTTTATGATTTCAGAACCGCAATCCGGGCACTTGCCTGTATAAGCCTTGGTGCCGTTCTTAAGCGTTGTTTCTTTCAAATCCTCAATTTCAACAAGCACCTTGCATGTCACGCAATATCCCTTCATATCAATACCCTTTCACGTCGATATCAACCTCGGCTGTGCCAATGGCCGCGCCGTTACGGTCATAAACCTTGATATCGCACTGCATTGTTGTTTTATTGGAAACGATCGGCATGCCGATAATGCCGTTAACGATGGTCACGGTCACCCGGGGCGGGTAATTAAAACCCGTGCCAAAAAGAATAGTCTTGCCCTGCACCGGGATCGTAATATCCCGAAACCACGCCTGCCGGGTCACCGGCGCATTGATATAAAGACGGCACCCGAAGAAATAAACATGATGATTGGCGTTGACCGTCGATAAGACAAACTTGAACTTGATATACCGGCCAGTGTAAGTCGTAAAAGCGTCAATAGCCGTGAAGGGCGAATACGAGACACCATCCGATGAAAAACTAACCTGCACCTCAAGCGACCCGCCCGCCACATTCCTGAAATCCGCGTCAATGATCACCTTGAACTCAAAGATCGTGAGAAGATCGATCACATCGATCATCTCGAATGAGCCTGATGTCTTGGTCAAGCCATTCAATGCAAGCCCTCCACCGGCCTCCTGCGCCTCCCACGTAAGCCCCTGCGCCTCCCTGTCCTCCCATGATAAATCCGTTTTAAGACACAAGGCCGGACGCACATACCCCTGCGCATAGTCATTTGTGTAAACCAATTCCAGATTGCTCAAACGATACTTGAGGTCTTGGCTCCAAAGATCAAAATCATTAATGAAATTCATCTCTGGCGGCGGTGTAATAACGATCTGGTCTAACGCGGGCGAGGGGCTTTCATTGCCGGAGGTATCTACGGCCTTAATCATGTAGGTGACATTGCCCACCTCTCCTACCGGATACATGAACTCGGTTGTGTCCGTCCTCTCCGCGATCACCTGACCGGAATTCCAATCAGAACCCTTCCGAATGACATAGCGGGCAAGATCCGCATCCGTGACCGCGTCCCAGCTGAACCTTAAGAAATTACCCTCTTGAATAACATCGAAGCCGGTAACATTGGATGGCGGCATGAGTTTCCCCAAAACCGTCAGGTCAGACGATTCAATGCCATCAGAAACAATTCCGTTGATCGAAACCGTCCGCACCTTGACCTTATAGGTTTGCTCATCCTCAACACCAAAGACCGTAAAGAACGTGTCTGTGGTTGTTCCGATGACCTTATAATCCTCCGCGCCTTTCTTGAGTTCGATCTGATAATGGCTCAAGAAAATCTTGGAATCATCCATGGGCGCGTCAAAGGACACAAGAATATCCGAACCGACTGTACCGTCGCGGTGCAGATAATAAAGGCTTTCCGACACTTCAATATTTGAAGCGTCACCCACCGGCGCGTAAGGATTGGGAGGCGTACCATAATCAAAACTCTGAATCGTGGCTCCGTAACGGTCGTTGTAAATCGTCGGGTTATATTCCTGCGCCGTCATCTTGTAAACATCGCGCTCATCCTCCTCAATGCGCTGGATGACAAACTGCTTATTTGTCCAGCCCATCAAGGAATGAGTGACCTCGATAACGTCGCCGATCTCCTGACCAATCGCATTCAATGAAGTGGTGAATTCAACTGACAACGGACAAAGTTTCAGCTCATAGAAATATTGATTACTTAATCGCGATGCCTGCGTCTTACGATTAACCGATGGAATCGTCAAAGTCTGTTCGACCAGCCCGCGTTCGTCCTGATCAACCTTATCCTCCGACCCCCACGCCAGAATCCGAGCGTCATCCTGCGTCGGGTCAAAATATTCAATGCCGAACCGGTTGATTTTCTGATCCAGCCCCTTTTGAATAACCCTCAAATCCATGATGTCGTCCTCGTCAAACGAGGCAACCACGCCCTGCGTCTTGGCCACCAGTAACTTGAGTTTCGAGCCGCTTCTGATAAGCGCGCCCGCAAAACCAACCAAAATCTCAGTGAGGTTATCCGACGCCGCGCGTTTTTGATCAATCACATAAGAAACCGCATACCGCTCTTCCTGTCCACCCTGACCGTCCGAAATAAACTCTCCGCAATAGTCGTAAACCTCGCCAAAGGACATATCATCAATGTCACCGAGCAAATAACCGCACCCGCCCACCTGAGGCTTAAGAAGCAAATAATCACGAATACATGCGGCCGGGTTATCGGAATACGCTCTTCCCGCTGACCAAACCGTCCCGTTCCATGTCTGTACCTTCCGACCCCGACAAACACATGAAATATTGGGCCGCCCGCCTTTTAACTTATCGGACGTTTCCAAATGCACATGAAGCATGGCCACATTCCGGTACTGCACGCCATCCAGATCAAGGCCGGTAATGGTCTCCACGTTCTGCGTTGATGTGCCCGTAAAAGCGTGATACGAACATCCCGGGAAGTTTCCAATAACCTCTCCATTAAGGCGCACATCCGTAATGCTGTCGATCTCACCCTCGCAAAGGACAATGAGCATATCGATCTGCTCCCCGCCCCCGACTGGGTTCTGAAAAACAATGTTCCCGGCCAACCGAGCCTGACCGTATAAGACCGGCACTGGATACTGATTGCTTGAGGTCGTCTGCAATTCCCCGAACTGATACCGTGGCGATGAAGAAGATCCTCCGCTCTTTGATGTCTGACGCGCCTGAATGGCCAGCCCGATCGAATACCCGATCATGGCCGTGCCGATCAAGCAACCAATCGTGGTCAGGGATAACGCGATGAGGCCACCGGCGATGAATGACGCGGCCGCATAATCTGCGATCACCAAAGCCACAGCAACAATCGCCGGGGGCCCGGCTGGCGGGATGTAAATCTTTCCGTCCCTCTCCCGGATCCCAAAAAGGAAGTATTTATCCCACGAAGTCGTAAGCCGTGAAATGCGGGATTTCCCATCCTTCTTGGCATGAAGCATCCGGCCATAGCCCAAATAAAGGCCGACGTGCAATTCCTCATCGATCTTAAAAACCAAAACATCCTCAGCCTGAAGATCAGCCAAACCGATAATCATGTTGCTTTCGGTGATGCTTTTAATAATCTCGTCCTGTTTCTCCGTTGTAAAATCACTAATCTTAGGCGCAGATATTTCCACACCCTTGGCCCTGAAATACAGCTCCATAAGCCCAACACAGTCCGTCCCATCATGATCCCGGCCATCTTGGGTCCACTTGATCCCGACCAATTTATTGAGGATTTCTGTATCGAGCTTCTTCATGCTTCAACCACCATCGGATTGATCAACTGCGGGATGTTCTTGAACCCGCCAAAGTTTGCCTGATTGTTAAACCGGTTCCGGCAGACATCGAATGACTTATCGCACCCGCGCTCGATCGTGTAAAGATCCCCAGTCGCCGGTACTTGCGGTAACGCGTAATCCAGAACCAACTTGTGCTGTACGCTTATAAAATCAACCACCTTGCGCTTCAACCCCTGATTGACACCGGACATGAACTGAATAATCCCGTCGTTCCACCAATCGTCCACTTCCACCCTTGCCGCATCGATGACCGCCCCAGTAGTGGATCCTGCATCCACCATCTGACCATTCAACCGGGTCGTTGACACATCCAGCTGACAAAACTCATCGCCAAAAATGTAATTGCAGTAAAGTTGTTGAAGCCGCCCGGTCTCAAGGGAAAGAGATTTGAGTTTCGATTTACATTCGATCTTGGCGCTCAATTCCGTCAACTCTGAAACTGCATTGATGATCCCATCAAACATCACCTTCGCGTGCGTCTGGTCGCTTAAGAGATCAAGAAAGACCTTCCTGACCACAACCCGCTTCCCGCGAAGATCAATCGTATTAAGCCAGTTACTCCAGAGCCGATCTACATTGTCAAACTCACCCGACACCGCTTCGATCTCAAGTTGATTGCTGGCCGGGATGGACGATCGATTAACCTTGATCGGCTGGTAATACTGCAAGACACTATCCAGATTCCAAAAGTAAACACGCTTGTTGTCCGTGCAGAAATAAAACGTCTGGGAATCGCACGAATTCTGCGACCCCAGATAAAGGTCGTACAGCTCGATCGGCCTGTTCGCGTCCTTTACCGCTTCATCTTTGTACTGAACCGTTAAATCCTGCATGCCGCTCCCTTATGGCGCCGTGAAGATATTCCACAAGACCTCCTTGAGCTTGAGGCCCGTGTTGTAAAGTTTGAACTGCACCAACTCTTTCGATAACTTGTCGTCGTCAAACCTGACCTGAATGTAATATTCATAATCCGCCGTAACAGTCGCGCCATTGGCCGGGGCTGGCGTGATCGTTGCCTTCGCCACCTCATTCGTCAAATCATTGGCAATAGTGACACCCGTTGTCCGCAAGACTCCATTCACATAAACTTTGACTGAGGCAATATCGACCGGAAAGTAATCAAGCGAGAAAACTGTCTGAACACCATTGCCGACCCCAGCTACCTCACCCGTGACCTTGTAACTGGTCGGAAACTTCACCCAGAACGAATCATATTTACCCTGTCTGGCCTTAAAAAAATCCCACATCAAACCGATCCCAGCCTCACTCTGGTTGTTAAGTGAGCAACTGATGGTCCGCACTGGCCGCGACCACTTGGCCCTGCGTTTCTCCTTGCCACTGTCTGCCTGAAATACCAGCGTCGAGAACTCCACGTCCTCCTGCAAACCAAATTCCGGTGAGAATGTCAAAACAGCCGTACTCATAACCGACTCCTGATCGCGTTACGGATAGGCTTGTTTTTATTCATTGCATCAATGATCGCGTTTTCAAAAACATCCGGGTGTTGAACCAGCATGTCGCGGAAAGATTTCGCGTCATTGGCATTGATATAGACATTGAACATCTGGCTTGAATCCCCGATGCCCTCCCCGCGATTGAGTTTCTTGAGATTGGTTGATCCCAGCGTAGACATGCCGCGACGCGACACGACGCCTTCGCCTGACTGCGCGACAATGGGAATTTCATCCGGCGCCAGTCCGCTATGAGCGTAAACCGGCTGAACAACGCCCCCTGAGTGATAAACCATTCCACCCTGATGAAAAAACGGGATCATTCCCGGGAACATCGCGCCGACGGTCTTGATAAGAAGCATCTTGGCGAAAACCTCAGCCAGCGTTTGAAGCATCATTTCGCCAAACTCCGCGAAATAATCCTTGGCACTGCTGATCTCTCCATGAAAGACATCGCTGAAAAAATGCTTAAACGACTGCCCCATGGCCTGCGCCGCTCCCTGCGCCACTGATTGAAGCGCGTCAAACTGCTGGGCCACTTCCTGAATGTTCACCTCATTGCCAAGACCTTTAAGCGACCCGATGAAATTCTTGATCGACTCCCGCGCCTTGTCATACCCCTGCGCGAGACTGCCTTCACCGGTTGAAAGAGTCGTTGAAATCTTGTCGCCCATCCGAGACATCTCAACATCCGAAGCCTTAATAAGCTGTTGCAGTTCCCCGCGAAACTTCGTCAAACCGGCGGCCGCCTGCCGGTAAGGTTCACCCCACTGCCCGGGAAGTTTGCCCAGAAGCTCGTAAAACTTCTGAAGACCCAGCGTCACCTGATCGAATCCGATCAAAAGGTACTTAATCAGCTTCACAAATCCGATATAAACCATCTGTGCGCCGATTTCGACCGCATTTAAAACCGGCACTGCCACATCTCGGAACTTAAGAAAGACCACAATCAATCCCGCCACAACAACGGTGATCCCCACCAGCCACGGATTGGCCAAAGCAAACAGAGCGAATTTCCCAACCAGATCAATGATCGTCCCTGCCAGCCGCGTGATCCGCCCCACCAGAGCCAGTACAGCCCCGCCAAGGGTCATAAATATGCCTGCCATGACCGCACCCTGAATAATCATGTTCTGCGTGGCCGGTGACAGGCTGTTCCAAAGATTAAGCAAATTTCCGAGAACATTCCCCAGCTGATGCGCGACCGGCACCAAGGCCTGAGCGATACTGACCTGCAAACCGATAAATGCATTGTCGAGGCGTTTGAGTTCGTTATGAACGGACAGCGAATACTTCTCTGCGGATTTAAAGGCAAGAGCCAGCGGGCCCGTGATGGCCGCGCCCATGATCATGAAATTAGTGCCAACCTGCGAGATCTCATGACCGACCTGCCGCATGGTTTGGCCCAGCTGATGGCAGGAATTGGCGAACTTATAGAAGTTGCCCTGAATACCCACAAGACGCTTGGTGACCTCGTCTTTGAGTTTCATGATGATTTCAAGTTCGCGGTTAGTGGGCATTTTCCTTTTCCTCTCTCACGCGGGCGATCTCGCGTTCAATCACAACCATGGCCTGCACAAACTTTGCGGGCTGATCCATCCACCCGCCATCGTTAGGAAGATACCCCTTACCGAAAAAGAAATAGGCGTTTAGATACTCAACGCTTCTTTTTTCGACAAGACTTCTTGGACATCGTCTAAACTCCCAATTGTCGAGCTTCCAAACGCCCGGGATGGGCGAATCTTCCTCGCACCCGCGCTCGATCCTTTGACCCTCTGAACATGTGCGGCAATCCAGCTGAAACTTATGTAACCAGACCGCCAGTGTCAGTTTTTTGTTTCGTCCTCACTCAAGACATTTTCAGCAAGGATGACCTCGGCCAGCTCATCGATAAGAACCTTGGGAAACATCGACACGATCTCATCCGTCACGGCCTTATAATTCTTGCCATTAACCGGCATCGAAACCACGTCAAACTTAACCGGCTTGCTATCTCTGGGATCAATGAAGTTCTCCAGCCCCCTGACGCCGAACCGAACAACCATCAGATTGCGTTTGGAAGCGTTGATATTCGCTTTGGCCGGTTCCTTGGGATTCTTGGAACTGAACTCAAATGAGGTCGTCTGATCCTCAATGAACGCCCGAAGGTTTGAATCCAGAAGACCGATCTGAAATACCGTCGGATTTCCTGCATCGGTATCCAGCTTTGACGTGTACGGCTTGCTCTCAAAAATATTGATCCCTGTAAGCATGTCTTTCTCCTGTGGTTAAAGTGCCAAAATTGTGATCTCGTCATCCCCGGGTGTAACACTGCCGTTAAGGCAGAACGACGCCTTGGCAACCTGCAGACCATCGCGGTCTTCGTCGTCGATCTTGGTGTACTGCGCCTTGGGGATATAAATTCTGAACTTGTTTCCCGCAACTGACCCGATGGTGCAATCAACTATCATTTCGGTGCCTGCGAACCATTTGGTGTGAAAGTCATGGGTCGCAACCGCCACCATTTCTGGGTTAAACGATCCGGTGACATTGCGCCCGGTAAGCGCGTAAGAAAGAACCCCGCGCGTGTCATTGACATCATCTCTCTCCGCCAGATTGTTCCCGAGATCAACGCTCATCTCTCCGATCTTTGCTGAATAGGCATCCACCGAGAAAAGCGCGCTCAAGAAAACCGGCGGCTTGGTGGTCTCATAGGTGACATTCGCTATGAAAGCCGTATCGGTCACTCCGGCCTCCACGCCCTGAAAATCAAACTCCATCATCACCGGCTCGCCCGTCTTGAAACTCAACTTCATATTCCCTCGCGAACCTTCAATGAGCTTGCGGATCCCGTCCTCATAACTGCCCTGCGTCAACGAAGGAATATTGTCCGAGATCAACTTAAACTCATTGCCAATCGTTGCCGGAACAGATGAAGTCGTTGCGGTTGCGGTCGATGTACCGCCAGTGATGATCTCACCGCTAACAAAGGTGCCGGATACGATCACAAACAAGACCGCCGTTGCGCCGTTAGCCGTGTTAATAACCACCCGGCCCTTGGCCGCTGACGTGGTGCCGGTGATCGTTTCCCCATGCTGAAAGGGTCCGTTCGTAATCGCCCCGATATTCATGGACTTAAGCGCGTTGACCCCGAACCCGCATGCCTGAAGCAATTTGCCCCATTCCGGCACAGTTGCGACCACTCCCGATCCTTTCAGCTCCAGCTTGTACCCGATCGCGGCAGTACGTTTGCCGGGAGCCTTACCGATATTGGAAAACGATGGGCGCGAGGGATTGCGATCAAACATCGCCACATCAAAACTGACCTTTGGTTCATAGACCAACAGCCTGGCATCTGCGGCCGCAAGAACCTCTGCCGTTCCCTCTGCCGCTTCGATCTTCGCGGCCAGTTGTCTTTTTCGCGTTAACATGTCACTTCCTCCCTTTACCCGGCGACTTCCGGGTCACCCTGTTTGTGCTGATAAATGATCTCAAGCTCCAAGACAACGCCAGAGTACGGCTGACCTTCAAGCGTTTCAAAAAGCGTGTTTGATTTGATATTTGTGTCCTTGGCGTAACCGCCGCGGGTGATGTCCTGCATAACCGCTTTCTCGACGTCACCCAAAAGACTATTCAAGATCGTATCCGTTGACTGCGGGTCTGTTTCATCCTGCCGAGCCCATACGTCCAGATAAACCGTCAACTTGCACGTCATCAGCGGATTAGGAACCGGATCCTTATCCTCCGGTCCTGCGTTAATAACAATGCACGGTACCGCGACCAACGAATTGCCCTGCTGACGCCAACGCTGAACGTTCTGAATATCGTTGTGATATCCATTCGCGGTTGTGATTACCGAAAGCGACGTCCGCAAGTTTTCTAAAATGTTTTCCCTAACCGTCATATCTTGCTCAATGCTTTCTCGACGGATTTGTTAAGAATCTTGATCCGTTCGTTTTGCATCTCATCCCACGTCTTGTAAAACATCAGCCGAGGCTTAATCCGGATACTGTTTTTCAAAACAAATAACGGTAATATGCCCCGTAACCGTTTCTTTATCTGCGCCAAGAAGGTTTTGCCGCGTAACTGAACCGGCACCACGTTCTTCAAAAGCCGAGGCTGGCGGTATTGTTTCTTGAGCCTGCCGTCGCTCGTGAACATCTCCTGACGCGCCGATAACGGCACCGCCAGCTTCCCACCGCCGGGATTGGTGACCTTCGCACCCTCCTCGTGCATCTTGGCGATCTTTGAATCCGAATAGATCATCATGCCCATGCCTTCAAGGTCTTTTGACACAAGGCTGGCC